TTCGCCTTCATGTCCGCGAGCATCCCGGCCTGTGTGAGTCCGCCCTTACCCTGGGCGACGAATCGAGACGTGCCGATGGGATCGGAGAGCCATGAGGTCGCGCCCTGTATCGAGATCGGCGACAGGTCGCCGCCGAACGCGGTCGCACGCACGTTGTCGATGAAACGCACGATGGGGTTCTGCGACTTCTTCAGAAGCTCCGTGACCTGATCGGCCTCCTTGACCGGGAAGTAACGATAGATGCCATCCTGCACGAACACGTAGGGCTTTAGGTTCGCGACCTCCCACGCGGGACGGAGCGCGGCTATCGCGGCCTTGGCCTGCGCGACTTCCTCCTTGAGGTCCTTGAAGTCCTTGCCGAAGTTCGGGCCTTTCCTGCCTACCGCGTCCGCGCCGACCATTGGGTTCAGGTCAGCCTGAAGCGTCGCGAGGTCCGCGGGATCGAGCGGAGATTGCGCGAACGTGTCGACCGCCTCGGCCTGTTTCCCACCGATACGGTTCGCGGTCGCACGCAGCGATGTGAGCCGCTTCTGGAGAATTTCCATCTTGGCGGCCAGTTCCGGGTGCGTCTCCTGTATGACCTGCAGCCGCGTCTTGCCGCCGAGTCCTTCGGTGAGGACACGGTGCCCCGACCCGTAGGCGAGCGTCATGTCGTTGGCCGCCAGCAGACTCGACACGGTCGTCTCAGGGCGGAACTCAGGATCGTGCGCCCAGCGGTCCGCAGCGGTGGCATACACGCGGGTCTTGGTGCGGCCTCGCAGAAGCGCGCCCCGTTCGCCGCCCGCCATCGCGAGTGCGGTTTCCTCGATGTCCACGCTCGGCAGATGGACCCCGCCCGGTTCTACCGGGAACTCCCCGATATCCAGTCCGTAGGAACTCTTGACGCCGTTGAATGCCGCCGAGCGTTCGGCCTGAATCGCGCCGAGCACGGCCTTCTGGGTTGGCGAGAGCGAGTAGAGAGAAGGCCGCGCCATGATGTCGGCCAGCGTGCCGACGTAGGGGTACTTGGCCTGTTCCGGCGTGCCGCGGAACGCGACGCCCGCGGGCTTGAAGTCGCGCGTTCCACTCGCGCCCTTCCCAAAGGCGGCGTCGAGCTGGGCCAGATGGCCGATGCGGGTTTGCTGCAACGCGGTGTCGACCTTGCCCTGAGCGAGTCCTTCCCCCACCCACCCTGCCGTCATTCCTTCCGGCTGGTCCAGCCTGGGCTGCGCTCGGTGGACGGCTTGCTTGACGCCAGGTACGAGATCCGCGATGCGGGTGACGATCCCCGGACGGTCTCGCTGCACGATGGCGCGGGCCTGCGAGAGCGTCTCGTTCACGCCGGAATGTCCGGGCGGGATGAGTGTGGGCTGCGATGGCGGGGTCGCGCCCGCGGGCGGGACAGCCGCGGCCGGGGGAACACCGGGAGGTGGACGGCCAGCGGGTGGCGGCGCAGTAGGCGGTGGCGCGGGCGGGGCAGCGGCACCCTGTTGGCTCACGACAACCGGCGCCTGTTTTCCCCGTTGAACAGTCGTCTGCCATGCGACTCCGGGCGGGGCGGCGGCTGGCGGGGCCGCCCGAAGTGTCACATTCTGCATTGGCACATTGAGCGGCTGACTTGGTTGGTAAAGAGACTTGATGCTTGCCCGAACCGCCCGGCCAGCGCCCGGAAGATCAAAACCTTTCGGCGCGGCAGATTGCACCCACGCGAGGATTTCAGGGTGGCGTACGGACGCACCCGGATTCGTGACGATGTAGACGGCCTTGTCAAAATCCGACTCGAAGCGTGGCTCGACGTCCCGATATCGAGGCCGCGACGTGGCAACCGAACGCGGTGCGGACAGCGGCCTTGCAGGCGGGGAGGACGCCGCCTGTTCCGTCAAGGCCGCCGCCGCGGGCGCGGAAGGAGTTTGGCGTGCTGCGCGCGCCTGAGCGATCCGGTCTGCTTCGCTCGCCGCGATCTCAGACAGTGGCGCTTGAGCCATCCGCGGCTGCTCGGCTGCGCCGCGGGCTACCTGTCCCGGACCCATCTCGCCGCCGAAGCCTGCCTGCGCGGTCGGGCCGCCAGTCGTGAACTTCTCAAGGGCTGACGGCTCATATTTGGCAAGAACTTTGGCGACTTCCTGACGCCGCCGCGCAAGGTGTGAAGTCCCTCGATACCGTTCCTCGAAGGCTTGGATGCGGGCCGTGTCTTCGGGAGAGACCACGCTACCGGGACGCAATCCCGTTGCGGGATCGGCTGGTCCATACAGGTAGTCACGCGCGCCGACAAGTTCATCCTCAGACAGGCGCACGCGCGGACCCTGGACCCCATACAGCCGCCGCTCTATTGGCGCAAGGTCCTCGTAGATCAGCGGCTTCGTCACGCGCTTGGCAGCCGGTGGCAGCAGCACATTCCCGACGTTCGCCTGCCCCATGCCCTCGGCGAGCCCTACGGCTCCCTTCGTCGCGCCCCTGACCGCGCCCGGCGCGGCCTGTATGGCCCCGCCCGCCAGCACGCCGCCTGCAAGACTGGCCCCAAGGCCCACCGCCGTTTTTGCTGGGTCCGGCCAGTCGGCAGGCAGTCGTTTCACGGTCTCTTGCCCAGCGCCCACCGCGCCAAGTCCAATCGCTTCCTCTGCCGCCAGCCTGACCGGGAACGGGCCGCGCACAACCGGCTCGGCGACGCGGGCGAGGAACCGGGCCGCCGCACCCCCGCCCCGAAGCGAGGCCGCGGCTGTAGGCCCAAGGCCAGCCGTTATGGCCTGTAGCTCAAGGTCCGCAGGGCTGGTAAGTTGCCGGGCGTAACCCGCGACGGTACGCAACGGTCCTTCTGGGACATGCTCAAGGGCCGATTCGGGCACAAGTGGCTCAAATGACGGCCTGCGCGGCCGAAGTTGCGGAACGAAGGTTTGGAGCGCGGCGATGATCGGCGACGTCGTGAAGCCTCGCGGGCGTCTTTCCACTGGCGCACTCGGTGGCTGTGCGGGATCGGGGGATGCGATCCGCTGCGCTTCGGCTTCCGCCTCGGCATCGGCCAGCGCGATCAACTCTTCCCGCGACAGTCCGCGGCGGGCCATCTGGGGGCGCGTGTCGGACTCAAGGCCCAGCGCGATGCGGCGACGGCGGCGCTTCTCGTCTTCCCACGCTGCGAACGGCGAGACCATCTAAAGCCCCGGACGTTGCGTGCCGTAGTTGAACTGTGTCGGCGGGTTGAAGCGGGCCGCGCCCTGCCTGCGCTGCCCCTGGTTCATCCAGTCCTGTGACGCGCCGCCTTGCGGGGAGAAGTAGTCGCCCAGAAAGTCGGTCCAGTTGAAGTTCGACGGGTCCTGCCCGCCACGCGCCATCTGCCCGATCCGTCCCATGAACTGGTTCTGGACTGCCTGAAACTGCTGGTCGAAGAACCGCTTCTGGTTGGGCGAGCGCGCCTGGTCCCGATACGAGAAGTACCCGACCTCGGGCACCTCGTTCAAGAACGCGTCAAATACGTTGAACGGATCTGCGGGCATCGAAGACTCCTAGATGCCGAATCGCTTCTGCAAGATGTTTCTCATGAACCCGTACGTGTTGGGAGCCTCGAATCCTTCGGGACTCGCCATGTACTGCCGCTCCAGGTCCGGCACCCTATTGGCGAGCGCCTCGCCAAAGAACTGCCCACGCTTGGCTCGCAAGCGCGCGGCCACCAACTGATCCCACGCGTCTTTCCCTATCGACTCCCTCGCCTGGGCCGCGGCCCCTTGGTCGCTGCTCCCCAGAAGATTCTCGTAGCCCGTGTTGAGATCCTGACGCGCCCCCATGAGTCCCCGTGCGCTCAGGTAGTCCTCGAAGGTCCGTTCGGGGTTGGCGGCGCTGCCGAGCTTGAACGCGGCGAGCGTAGGTGCGTACTGGCGTTCTTGCCACGCCTGGAAGGGCGACTCGCCGAACGCGGGGATGTTGAACTTATTGGCAAACTGGCCGCTGAACTGTTCGAGCTCGTCAAGCTGCCGTTGTCTTGGCACCGTGCCGCCACCGCCCTCTCCGTAAGACGTGTACTGCCCGAAGGGGTTGTGGGAGCCGGTATAGCCACTGGACGGTTGCCCAGACGGCTGCGTCTGGTCGCTCGCCAGTCCCGCGCTCGACCACTGGTCCGCGAACGAGCCGCCTGAGCCGGCCTGGATGACCGGGATTCCAGGTGCTTGGGCGTCGAGGCCCGGACCGGACGGCGGCGGCACGGTCTCGCCGGTCTGCTGGAACGTGATCGTGGCCGCTTGCTGCGCGGTCGGGGCGTAGACCTGCTGCTGGCCCCGCGACGTGTTGACGACCCACCACATAGCCATCGTGATCTCCTATGCGCTCTGTCCACGAGCGCCCGGACGCGGGGTATTCGGGGCCACCATAGCGGGGCCGTTGTTGGAAGTCTCTGGCTGCGGCGGTCCGCCCTTCATAGCCTCTGGCGATACCTGCGGCAACGCCCCCTTGGGCCTCGCGGGCTGCCCGCCGCCTTCGCCTGCTGGAGCACCGCCCTCGCCATCGGGCGGCAGCATGCCCCACTTCTGCATCATGAGGTGTATGTACTCTAAGCGGTACATGTTAGCGGTCACCATGTCACCGCGTTCAGCCGCGGCCGAGCCGAGCGTGTACAACTGCGCCTCTGGAAGCCCGGACTGCGCCTTCTGGGTTCGCATCTTGTCGATGGCCTGATTCGAGTCCTGGAGTTGAAGCACCTGATCGAGGATATCGACGTCTGCAAGCAACTCGGTTTGCTTCGCCGTCAGGGCCATCTGCCACTTGCCCTGATCGTCCTGAGGCAGGTGGCTCGTGAGCTCGACTTCGTAGTCGCAACTCGCCTGAAGCATCTCGGGGTGAATGAGCTGGCTGAAATACTGGCGGTGGGAGTCGCGACCGGAAAGCTTTACCCCCTCGAACGCGCCGGTCATGAACTGGTCATAGAGCAAATTCACGATCTGGGTGTGGATCGCGGTCATTGCCTGCAAGCGCGAGCTGAGGACGGTTTCGGTGGCCTGCCGAAGCTGGGTGATGGCGAAACCTGAGAGTTGGAAGGGCGTCTCGCCGTAGATCGAGTGAGGAAGCGTGGCGCGCTGCCACTCGCCGTCCACGGCCACCATGTAGGCCCCAGACTCCTGCGCCATCTTCTGCAGGTCCAGCGTGTAGATTTTCTCGCCCGTGCGGGTGGCGATCTCGGTGCCCTGCTTGAAGGGGTCGTCGGGCAGGGTCTTGTTGCCCTGCTGGGACTCTGTGACCACGGTCTGCCGACGAGCGCGGGCGACGATCTCCAGCATGATCGACATGATGTCGTTGCGCTTTTCGGCAATGTCTCTGACCGCGGCGAAGACTGATTCCCCAACGTCCGCAATCAGGTTGGAGAACGCCTCTGATTGCAGCAAGGGCGCCGGGCCAACAAGGGCCAGGTAGACAGGGGGGCGCGGCGAGCCGTGGAGGGTGGGGGGCTTGAGCGTCTCGTTGTCCGTGACGACTTGATTGACGAATCCGTCGTAGAAGTCGTAGGTCCAGACCCCCGAACGCTCGGCGTCGGTCGTTGAGTCTTTGCCGGCGAATACCATCGCGGCAGCCGCGGGACCGTACTCGGAACGAATCTGGGCGCGGGTCTTCTTGATCTTGTAGCACGCCCACGCGAGACCATCCGGGCCAACCCCCCAGTGGATGTTGAGGGGATCCCACGCCGTGATGTCCGCGTAGGTCGAGCCGTCCGGTCTCTTGACCAGCAGACACCGGCCTCCAACGTACCCGCCCCGGATAGTGATGTGGGTGGCCTGCGCGTCCTGAATCGTCGGCTGCATGAGGCTTTTGAGCCGTTCGTCGGCCTGCCGCAGAAGCCCGATCGCGAACCGCTCCTTGTGGTCGTCGACATCGGGAGCGTGCGACCCGGCCTCGATGTGGGGAACGCGGGTCATAAGCTCGGCAGTCGACAGCCACGAAATGATCTTGTCCGCGAACACTTTTGGCATGTTCGAGGTGTAGCGGGCGTAGTTCTCAAGGGGCTCGTTGGTCACCGGGTCGCGGTTGACGTGAGCGGTGAGCCGGTAGAGGCGGTAGTCGCGGTCCATGCGGTCGCGCATGGGCTGGACGTCCTTCTCGTGGGTGTTGGTGAGCTCGATGACCTCGGCGCGCGAGTACATCTGGATCGGCGGGGGCGGCGCTTCCCCCAGAGGCATGACCGCGGTCTGCCCCATGTCCATCGGCGGCGCGCCGTTTTGCATCATCGCGGGTTACCCAAGCTCGAACTGTCGCCGGAGGCCATTGGAACGCTTGGCAGAGCCCCCGCCGTGACGTTTCATCGTGAAGTGCTCACTTTCGCCGTAATGGACGAGGCCGAAGTGCTGCACGATTCCGTAGATGGTCGCCTTGATGCCGTCGTTGTACTTGTCGTCGGGGTCTCCGGGAATCACGTTCCCCTCCCGGTCCGTCTTGTGGGAATAAATCTCCCACCGCGGGGTTTCGTAGAACGGGCTGGGATAGGCTCCAAGTTCAGAAAGCACGCCCTTGCAGCGCGGATCGAACACGATTCCCGGCTCGCCGGTAAGGGGGTTGACCTTGAGGAACGTTTTCAGGCGTTCGGTGCCCTCGTCGATGCCGACTTTGACGCCCATCGTGGCGAGTTGGGTCTTGGCGAGCCAGATTTCGGCTACTGAGTGCGTTCCCTGGTGCTGCTCGGCGTAGTTCGGGTCGATCACGAGGGTCTTGTGGGGGTTTTTCCACCACGGGCGGCTCATGCAGATGGCAATGATGTCGTCGGTGGTCTTCCCGCGCTCGAAAACCTCATCTTTCATCTGAATTTGCCCGTTCGGGGCCATCTGGGCGATCTCGACCGCGTAGGGGTGGTTGTAGCCGGGGTCGGTCCAGATGTAGAGGGGCAATTCGGGGTCGTAGATGAGGTCGCGAATGTGGATGTGGGCGCGGAACTCGTCGGCAAACACCGCGCCCTTCGGGGCTGCCACCTCGCCCATGATGCGTTCGAGGAAGAACGCGTCGGACGACTCGCGCTTGAGGAGCTGAATCTTCGGGTCGTTGACGCCGCCGGGGTACACGTGCTTGTTGGTCGGCGAGGGTAAGACGAAGCTCTGCTGTTCTTCGGTGCCGTGCTTCCAGCTCGCGGCCATGCCGGGATACCAGCCAGCGGAGCCGTACTCGTAGGTTCCCGACATGTGCAGCCAGCCGCCGGAGGCGGTGACGCGTTCGAGGCACTTGAAGTAAGTGTCCAGGTCGATCTGTGACGCCTCGCACACGATGATCCCGTGGGGCGAGAACATCGCGAGGGTGCGGGGGTCTTTACCCGACTTGGTCTCGACGATCATGAAGGGCTTTTTGTCGTCTTTGGCGTCCTTGGCGTTCAGGTGAATGACGATGCGGCCGGGGTCGACGCGCTTGGAGTCGTCGACCGCGTAGCCCAGCCTACGGAAGTTCTCGATGATGTAGTTCCACTCGGCCCGCACCCTCTCGTAATCGGCGGCCACCAGCCAGTACAGGAGGGTCGCGCCGGGGTTGCGGTGCCTGTCCTCGTAGACGTGGATGACATGGGAGGCAGCGGCGGAACGCGACTTGCCCGCTTGGCCCCCTCCGACGACCAGCACGAACCGCTTGCGGCAGCGCAGGATGGCGGCCTGATCTGGGCCGGTAGGCTCGAAGCCGATCATCTTGAGGAGGAGCGCGGACGCGGGGCCCAGCCTCCACGGGTCTGCGATCGGCGCAGGGGCTACGGCGGTGGTCACGAGACGCGCGACTCCGCTTCCGCCCACGGACCGATGAACTTCCCCTGTGTTCGATGGCAGCGGGAGCACTCAATGCCGCCGTCATAGAGGGCAAGGGCGCAGGCAGGCAGTACCGCCATGTGGCGGAACTCACACCATCCGCACTCCACCCAGCCCGCGAAGTAGCCGTGGACGTCCTCGACGGCTCCGGTGCAGGTTGCGTCTGGGTCCACGAAAAAGGCTCCCTGAAACACAAAAGCCCCAATCCGGCGCACAGGGCGCACGCGAATTGGGGCCACGACGGGCACTCGCGAAATTGGCTACTACGCTACCACGAACGCACTCCTACTCGTTACGGGAGAGACTGGAATCCGCTGATGTTCACTTTCCCCGTGGCGGAGGCGGTCGTTTTGATACCGAATTGCTGGACGGCCTCGTCGTTCCCGTATACGCCGTGCTCGGTTACCCAGGCCATAGCCCCGCCAGAGAACTCGACAAAGTGAGCGCCCGGCTCGTAGACGTAGTTGGGGTTCGGGGTCGGCGCAGGACCGATCAGCGTCCATTGCAGCCCCTTTGCGTCGTACCAGCAGTCGTCCTCGGAGTTGAAGTAGGGGCGCTCGTCAGTCATCTGGTTGCCACAAGTTGTGAACGTCGCAATACCACCAGTAGCCGGTCGCTTTCGTCGCCAGAATGCTATCTGGAAGCGGGCCGCGCATTCCACAGCGTCGTCGTCCGAACAGCCAGTGCCAGAGACGGCGGAGGGTCATCGCGGTAGCGACTCCAAGATGCGCCGCCACCACGGGGTCTGTCGGCGGTACGCCTCGTCGTCGCTTCGCCTTGCAGCCAGCCGCTTCGCCCTAGCCATCTCGACCGTCTCGACTTCGATCTCGTCGCCCTGAATCGTCACCGTCTCGGACCCGTTGATGACCTCGATACGGCACTTGTTGTATCCCGCAAGGGGAAGCACGAAATACCCGTTCGGGTCGGTAACCGCCGTGGCGCGGACTGGCCACGTCGTCACTGCTTCTGGGAGGGTCAGGGTGGCAGTAGTCGTTCCGTTACTGAAAACCACCTGCGATCGACGTCGTAACTGGAGGCGCCCGACGTAATACCAATTCTCAGGCGGCGTCTCCGGCATACAGTCGACCTGCAACGCGGTGATCTCGCCCCACTCGTACCCTTCAGGCGGCGGCGGCAACCCCTCAATGGCCTGCTTCGCCGTCACGCCTGATGCGTCCCCTGAACGCCACGCTTCTCCCGCTCCACGCGCCGAGCGTAGAGCCAGTGAAGCGCCTCTTCGAGCTTCGTGATCGCCAACGCGTTCTCCCGGCACGCAAACTTGCCAGAAGCGGCCTTCTGGTAGAACTCCAACCGCTGCCGCGCCGCCTCGATCACGTCGTCCACGAACGCCCCGTTCGGCGCCCCAGGACCCTCCGGCGCCCGCCCCAGCGGCCCCTCCTGCCAGCGCACCGACAACCCGATCCCCGACACCAGACCCCCAGTCGGATTGCCCCCAGCGTCCACCTGGTTCTCGACCAGCAGCTTGTTACGCTCCCACATCTCACTTCCCCTTTCGGCTCTTCGCCGTCACTTCTCCCTCGTTGCGCGGACGCAGTTCTGACTCGATGCGAGCCTTGAACTCACCGTCCGGCGTACAGGCCCTCGGCAAACACACACCGCACAAGTCGAGGGAACCCTCCTTCGTATGCGAATCCCGATCATCCGAAAGCGTCCTGATCTCCAGACTGCCATGGAGGCCAGGTCCAATATCGCGGCCACACAGATCGCACAACATGACGTCCACGATAGCTACTTCCCCCTCGACTTCGCCTTCCGACACTTCGGGGAACACGTCACAGGCCACGGCCCACGCTTAGGCTTCTCAATCTTCCCGCCACAGACAGAACATTTCCCCTGAGTACCCCCGGCAGGATTCGAACCTGCATCGTCGGAAGCTAAACGCTTGCCGGGTCCTGCCCGTTGAACGACGTGGGCACGCTTCGATCCCCGCGCCTGAGAGGAAGCCGGGCTGCTTACGGTCGGTGTAGCTAGCTTGGGCGCAGGGAAGTCCTGTTCGGTATCCCTTGAGCCCACTTCCCGACCCTTCCACCCTCGACGCTTGCTCCCAGGCGCAGATACCGAAGCCGCCCCACGACTACCCTTGCAGCCCTCATGCCTCGTGTGAAACCCGCCACACGGCGGATAGCGCCAACAGGGAGGCTTCTTCACCCTGCCGCGACCCTCGGAGCCACATGCACCCCACTAACGCACTCAGGACACCGCTCCCCTGCCGCCGACCACGTCCAGCCCTCAGCCTTCACCTCAGCCAGCGCACCCTCAAGCAACCCCTCGTTAACCTGATAGGCCGTACACCGGCAGTCTCGCTCACTCTTGTCCGAGGAACAGTCACAGTGGATGACCAACTCTACCGACATACCAATTACTGTGACAGAAACCCGTGACAGACACAATACCCGTGACAGTCACAGGTAACCGCGAAAGCCGTGACGCTGGCAGGAAACCCGTGACGGAGGCTTCCAGGCCCGCCAAAGTGGCGCAGGATCCCTATACCCGCCCCGGCGCGCACGCAAGCCTGACGGGGTGCCGCGCACCCTCACCCGTCGCCCGGCCCACCAGCCTCGCCCTCGCGTGCGCGTGGTTCCTCTGACGCGGGCGCGAGCGCTGGTAGCTGGAGAGCGTCGCGTACCTCGCCCTCCACGGTCACCGTCGCCGTCTCAGGTAGCTGGCGTGCGGCCATCTGCAGCCCCATAGCCATCGCAAGGTGCTCCGTGAGTATCCGCGTGCGCTCTGCCTGGTCGTCGGTACGCGGCTCCAGGATGCCGAGGTGACGGCCCCAGAGCTCTAGGGCACGCAGCGCGTTGGCCTGATCGCCGACGCGTGAGCCTTCTGCGGCTTGCTGGTAGCGTGCTGTGAGCTCGGTTCTCCAGCGGTCCGCGGTCATTTCGGTAATCGCGAGCGCGCGGGCGCGACCGTCTTGGATGGCTTTGGCTACGATTGGGACCTTTGCGATCTTCGATGCGTAGCTGGTGAGGTTACGCGACGTGGCTTTGTAGCCTGCTTGGCGTGCTGCGTCGACGTAGGGGAGGCCAGCGATAACGGCGAGGACGAACTGTTGCTGGCGAGGGTTGAGGGTTTTAGCGTGGGCGGCCATGATGGCGAGAAGTTTACGACAGCGGGAAAGCCTTCGCCCGCTTCGCGGCGCGACTTCCCCTTTCCTCCGTAGGTTCCAATGGTCCACGGGGGTTTCGTGTCGCAATTCGTCTGTGCTGGCCGTGGTTAATTCGGGCCAGGTGACGCCAGCGATGCGGTTTGCCGAGCTGGACGGCTGATCGAGGGAGACCTATGTGCGCGGCGAGTCCTCGACCGTTTGGATTGCTTGGAGCGGTAGCGTCATCGCGGGCGGATCACAGCGCATGCGCTCCCCGACGCTCGGACTACCGCGCCGACAGTCTACTCGTTCCCACCCCTGAAGCACACCCACAAGCTATTGCATAGGTGTTGTGTCGCTGTTAGTCTTCTCTCATGGATTCATTCACGGGAGGTTCTGAGATGAAGCATGCAGAGATCGCCGCCAACGCTCGCAAGCCCTACGCTGACGCACTTCGGGTTGCCACCGACGCTCTGTATTCCATCCTCAACGTCGAGGGTCCTGCGATGGCAGGCGGCAGGCTCGGCGCATGGAACGGTGTTGACGTCGCGTGGCATTTCGACAAAGTGCGAGGGGCCATCAACCGCATTGAAGGCAACCCCAGCAAATCGCGACCGTGCGCGGACTGCGACTCAGGCGCACCGAATATCCCACCGCACGAATGCACGAAATACGACGCCTAGCACGCGAAACCGCTAGCCGCGGTCCGCAGGTATCCCCTGCGCTGACGAGTCGCACACGGGAGAACAGAATGGTTACCGACACAGTCACCATCGACCAGTTCATTGACAACAACGGAATCACGATCAAGGCCAAGTCCGTCGACCGCAACCCTCACATGTCCGACACGGACATGGACCACTGGAAGTGTGTGCTAGCCCGCCCCGGTAAGCGAATGACCGTCACCTTTTCGAAGGGCTACGGACACAACGGCGCGGAACCAACCGCGGCCGAGGTCCTCGACTGCCTCGCGTCTGACGCGGCCGGACTCGACAACTCCCGCAACTTTGAGGACTGGTGTTCCGAGTACGGGTACAACGAGGACAGCCGGACAGCCTGGCGCACCTACAAGACGGTCGTGCATGAGGCCGTGCGCTTGCGTCACTTCCTGCTCGACGGCCTTTACGACCAGCTCCTGTACCAAGTCGAACGCCAGTAACTTCCCTCATGCCAGCGCGCCGGTCTCCCGTGCCGGCCGCTGGCTCCCACCAGCTCACGGGAGACGTGAGGGAACGACGATGACCACGGTGACTGATAGCAAGCGCCGCACTGGGCGGACGTACCGCATGCTCGTCGCCGCGATTGATGAAGCCCGCAAGGGTAAGTACGTGATGGTGTTCGCTGCCAGCCAAGCGCAGGCCGAAGCCCTCCAGAAACAAGCCGCGGAGCTAACGGGAACGAAACCGTACGCGACCAAGATCGCCGTTGATGACGGAGAGATCACATTCGAGTCTGTTACTGGCGGTCAGTGGGATTGGGATTTGTGGCGAGCCCGCGGCGCGTTTCCAACAATCCCGGTCTACGTTGACCACCACGCGATTGAAAACCGCTACGCCAAGGCCCTTGCGGAATGGACGCGGTGGGACGCATGACCCCCTGGACCCCGGCCCGCATCCGCGCCCTGCGCGAGCATGCACGCCTCACCCAGCGAGACCTCGCAGAACTCTGCCGCGTCTCCGAGGCCGCCGTGTGGTTCTGGGAGGCTGGCAGGCGCGACCCCAACGTGTTCTCACAGCGGCAGCTAGACATCGTGGCGAGACGGCAGAAGTTCGCGCTTGACACCAGTGACGGGGAGCGGCAAAGTGATGGCGTCGCTTCCCGTGAGATTGTATGATTCAGGTGTTCACCACCCGGCGCAAGCCGGTGCAGCGGGCTACCCGTCCTTACATCTCACGATGGGGGGCGACGCGGGTAGCCCGTCCTGTTTTCTGGGGCTACTCGCAACCTGGCCCGAAGGTTGTCGGGTGGGGCGGAAACCTCAGGGCGCTGGCATACCGTACAGGGGCTAACCGGCGAGCTGCACAGGTTTCGTACAGCGGGAGAACATAGTCCCAGACCGTCGAAGCTGACGAAGGGCCGCGGAAATCCGGTGACTCCCGTCGCCGTCGTGAAACCGCCTGCCGATCCCCTGGGGGGAAGGGGGGGCGTGTTCCTAGAACTTAGGGCTCCCGTACTTGCGCCCGAACAACGCGCCACTACGAGAGCGAACGGTAGTGGAAACACCGTACCGAGTCCGACGACCAAACGGCGCGGACCAACGTGCAGATGCCGGAAGCCCCCAGAAGTTCAGGCCCGTCCCATGCCCAAAACACACCTGGCGCAACCCTTTTCCCAACCCTCCCTTAATCCCGCCGTTACATCTGGCCGCTAGGCTTTCCCCCATGCGAACCCGATGCCCTGATGAGTTGCTCCACGAGATCGCGCACGCGTCCATTGAGGACGTGACGGAGCTGGTGAAGGCCGCGGTGCTGTGCATCGAGGACCTGCCGGTTGCCGTATTCGAGCGGTTCGAGGTCACCGACACCGAGCGCACCGCCTACGACCGACTGGCGCAGGCCGTGAGGAAGATCCAATGAGGCTCCCCCGCTTGCTCCGCTTCCTCAGCCCGCGTTGCGTCTGCGGCTACCGGCGACGGTGCCACAACGGACAGTGCAGGCACGCGGGATACGGGGCGTGCCAGCAGTTCAGGAAACAGGAAAAGGTGCAATGAAAACCATCTGGAAATTCTCGGTGTCCGGAATCGGGCAAGCTCACGAAATCGAGGCCCCAGGCCTGTCCCGGATATTGCACTTTGCCGGTAAGCCGATGGCCGATGGAGTGATCTTCTGCTGGGGCGTCGTGGACACAGACGCGCCACCCGCGAAGGTCGAAGTCATGGTCATAGGCACCGGCCATGCGCTTCCCGATGGCCGCTGGGGTTACGTGAATACGTTCTTCGAAACCAGCTCGATTGTCACCTTCGTCTGGCACGGCTGGGCGAAAGTGTCCGAGGAGGAACGCCATGCCCGCTAGCCCCGCCCGATGCAACGGTACGGGCCTCGCCGTGCAACCGCTGCCGAACGGCCGCGCCGCGTGTCGCAGATGCGGCCGGGTGGTCGTAGCACGCCCCAACATGACAGCCCCGTCGCACAAGAAGGAGGCGGTCCGATGACCCCCGCTAGCCCCGCCGAGACCGCCACGCCTAGGCCGTGGACGTTGATTCCATTCGCAGGCTCGTGTGCTCGTGGTCCAGGTATCGCGTCCGCTCAGGGCGATGTCGTGCAAACCTATTGCAGCAATTGCCTCGGCGATGATCTGCGGCTCACCCATGCGGACGGCGAGTTAATCGTCGAGGCCGTGAACGCCTACGACGCGCTCCGCGCCGCCGCCTGCCCCGACCCGACCCTGCACGCCGTGGCCGACGCGCCCCTGCGTCCGCTGTCGGACCTGCTGCGCACCGCCACGGAGTTCGACGAGATCGGCGACGACGTGCTCGAAATGATGAACGCCTCCATGAGCACGACCGCCATTAGGCGTTTCAAGGCGCTGCGGGCCGCCGTGCGCGCGCTTCAAGGGCCGCCAGCCCCCTTCCGGCCCCAGCAAGCGCACGCGGCCCCGGCGAATGGAGGCCAGTCGTGATCGTCACCACCACCGGCCACGCCCACGTATGCCTGATTGATGGCGCTACGTTCGTCTGGGACAGCCATTGCCACGAATCGCCCACCCATCACAGGTGGTCAATCGATGGCCCCGAGTTCTGCACGATGCACAACGAAGGCATCGAGGCCGAGTTCGGCAAGCAAGCAACCACGGTCCGAGGGTTGTACCTGCGAATCGCCAGGCTCGAAGCCGCGGTGAATCGCCTCTACGAAGCCCCGGCCCCGGCGACCACGGAGGAAGCCCGATGAGACTCACGCTGTTCGTTACCGGCGGCGATGCCGCCAACGCCCCGCAAATCGAGCTCGACCACATCAGCCCGGCGATGCACGGCCACCACTGCTGCCACAGCGACGGAAGCCACTCCGACTCGTTTCAGGTGTCGCTGCACCACTTCACGCCCGCCCACGCCCGCGCCCTGATCGAGATGCTGACGCCCATCGCGGCCGTCGTCGAGCACAAGCTCAAGGTGGAAGCCGAGGGCCGTCATGTGCGGTTCAAGTGCTCATGCAACCTGTTGGGTCTGTTGCGAGACACGCAGGGCGAGGCGCTCGAAGACTACAAGGCCCACGTCCTCGAAACGGCGCAGGCCCCGGCCATCGCGGCGCAGGAGGTCCCCGATGCTTGAAGTCAAGTACCCGGACATCACGGTTCAGTTGACTGGCGAGTCCGGCAATGCGTTCGCGATCATCGGCGCGGTGCGTGTCGCATTGCGCCGCGCTGACATCGAGAAGGCCGAAATCGAGGCGTTCACGGCTGAGGCGTCAAGCGGCGACTACGACCACCTGTTGCAGACCGCCATGAAGTGGGTGAATGTCGAATGACCGGCTTCACGGCGAATCTCTCGAACCTTCCCCCCGGCTGCACCGCCGCCGACATCGAACGCCAGTTCGGTGAGCGCGAGCACCACGTCCGCTGCCCGCAATCCGACTCGTGGAAGCCCGACCGCGACACGCTCGTCGACGTGGCCTACGAACTCGTCAACGTCTACGACGAGGAACTCGCCACATGGTCGCTCGTGTCGCCCGCAAGGATCACCGAGGCCGTGAATGACCTGCGAAAGACCCTCGCACCCCCGTGCTCGTGCGACGAGGAAACCCAGGCCGACGCCGAGGACGCCGCAGAGCGCAGGGCAGACGCAATGAGGGACGAGGCATGACAGACACAGCGAAGGCCGGGCCGACGTGCAGCAAGAGGGTGAGCATCGACTCGTGGCATCAGGCAGCGTGCGGGCGGCCAGTCAAGGACGAAGGACTCTGCGGCATCCACCTCGCAGCCAAGCGCAAGCGCGCCGCGAACAACGTGAAGCGCGAGCAGCACTGGCAGGACGAGAAGAAGCGAATCGAAGCCGCCAAGGCCGCGGCTGCGAAAGTCCCGAACGCCATGATCCACTCCGGCGTGAGCGGCTACGACGGGCGCATCGTGGTCCCGGCATCCATCGCCGACGAGTACGACGCCCTGAAGGCGGTCGAGGCCGCAGCGCGCAAGATCAGCCCTGACATCTACCGCATCGGCGCCGCCCACCTCGGACGTGCGGCGGACGCCGAGGAACTCTACGACGCCCTCGCCGCCCTTGACGCCATCCGCAAGCAGGAGGTAGCGCAATGACACTGGCAATCGGGCAACAGGTTTTCGCCGCGGTCCAGAACTCGTATCGCGAGACGTTCGTCACCTGCACGGATTGCTTCGGCCAACGTGCCTTGACCGTGATCTTGGGCGACGGCTCGCAAGTCTCCATCGCGTGCCAAGGCTGCGACCACGGTTCTCTCGGCTCAACCGGCCAGATGCGCGTGCACGGCTACGAGGCCCATGTGCAATCGGGAGTCATAACAGGTATCGAGGTGGCCGGCGAAAGACTCCGGTACTCCATGAACGGCTGGCGCACCGACGACGTATTCGCAACCACCGAGGAAGCCCAGGCGAGGGTGGACGAGATGCGCGCGGCGCACGAGGCCGAGGAGGCCGCAAAGCCAGCCCAGAAGGTCAAGCCCTCAAGGAACTGGGCGTGGCACGTCACCTATCACCGTGGCGAGATCAAGCGACAAGAACGGTCCATCGAATACCACAAGGCTGCGCTAGCCGTCGCAAAGCAAAAGACAGTGGCGAAGGAGGAAGCCCGATGACAACCCAGACCGCAATCCAGCCCCAGATCATCGTCACCGAACACAACGTGGCCGAGCACGTCCACAACATCCACGTCCTCAAGAGCGCCATCCGTGAGTCCCAGAAGCTCCTGTACGAGGAGACTGCGGCGGTGATCGCCTACATGGAGGCCGACGAGGCGAAGGTGTGGACCGATGGCCGAGTCAAGGCGACGAAGAAACCCGGCGATCCGGTGTATTCCGTGGACGGTCTACGTGCCGCCCTCGGAGAGTTCTCGGACGCCGAAACGATGGCGAAGCTGATCGTCCACGGCGAGCAATGCAAGAAGTGCGAAGGCTCAGGAGTCGCCCCGGATCGCGTCGACGGCACGTTCGCCCGCGTCCTGTATGGCCGTGGCGCACGGTACAAGGATGCGCTCGACCGGAATTGCGTCAGATCGGATCCCACCCTGAGCGTTGAAGAGGTGAAGCCGTGACCACCGAGACCCCCACGCACTCAACGCTGATCGAGGCGCTGATCGCAGCGCAGTCCGAATTCCCCGGCATCCCGAAGGAAGCTAGCGGGCAGGCCCGTGGAGGCCGCTACCAGTACGCGACCCTCCCGGCGGTCCTTGAGGCCGTCGTGCCGAGCCTCAACCGCCACGGCATCGCCCTGATTCAACGCACGGCGGTCGAAGGCGAATCGTTGACGCTCCACACAATCCTCCGGCACACGAGCGGCGAGGAGGTCGAGAGCGTCGTCCCTCTGCCGATGCCGGCAAGCTGGCAGGATTGGGGTAGCGCCATGACCTACGCCCGCAGGTACTCGATCACCGCGCTGGCCGGGGTAGCCCCGGACGACGATGACGACGGCGCACGGGCGCAGGGCGCGCCCCAGGCTGCACCGCGGCCTGTTGGCGCTTATGGCGTCTGCGATGTTCACGACGTCGCGTACTTCAAGTCGGGCAAGATGCCCCGACCAGCCCACAAGTTGGACGACGGCGGCTGGTGCAACAAGCCCGACGACGAGCCCCCACCGCCTGCGCCATCGCTCGCGGCCCAAGCCGCCGAGGTCGCCGCGGCGCGCACTCCGATGCCCTTGAACACCGCGATGGCCCCGCATGGCGTCTGCCCTGAGCACAAGGCCGTCCTGGTCCCCATCGGCAACACCGGCAAGAAGGGCCACTGGCGCACGGTCAACGGCAATCGAATCGTGTGCGAGCTCGCGCCCATGCTTGGCCTCGATCAGCAGGCCAACGACAAGCAGGGCGACCTGGGCTGGGGCGGAATGCCCCCGGCCACGGCAGAGAACACGAGGCCGGTATGAGAGTACGAAAGTACCTTGACGTTCCCAGTGCGGGAGCGGTAGCGTAGCGACCGCGTAGCGTCCGAGTGCAGGGAATACAATCTAGTGGTCTAGACCTCGGCGTAAGCCGACGACCGCCCCGGACTTCCCACACTCGACGCTACGCAACGTCAGGTGTTGACTCCGGGGCGGTTTGTTTTCTAAGGGTTTCCCAGGGAAGGGGCAGCCTGGATTTGGTCACACAACTTGACCGCACAACGCTCGCGGTTCTCGAAGGTCTGGCGCGTCAACACATCGCCACCTACGTCACAGTTCAGAACGAGCGCGAGGCCATCGAATGGGCGGATCGCGGTGAAAGGTTGGCCGATGCCGTTGAATCGTTCCGCCGACTCGTGAAGCCCGATGCCGTGGCCGCAGCAATCCGCAGAGGCATGGCGCGTTGACAAGCCCCGACTGGGACTCAACCGCAACCGAATCGCTGCTCGTCCACCCGATCATCGACCCCCTCGGCGATGGATACGTGAACATCTCTTGGCCGCAGGACAAGATCACCGCACACCTTGAAGGCATGTGGCGATCAGGCTCACGCTTCGAGACGGTCATGCGAATCCGCCACGACGAACTCGGCACCATCCACGCCCTGACCCGCATCAACCTGCTCTCCACGTCGGCACGCACCGAACTCGTGCGCTCACTGGAGAAGCGATACCCCGGCCTCGGCTGGAACTCCCGCATCGACGGCATCATTGAAGCCGCTGACAAGGTGTACCGAAGCGAGTTGAAGGTCGCCACGATTGGGGAAAAACAGCCAGAACCGATTCAGTACCTCGTGCGCCCGCTCTTGGAGGCGAACAACATCACCGGCATCGCCGCCGACCCCGGCACCGGCAAGTCTCTGCTCGCCCTCGCCCTCGCCCTCCAGATCGGCGGCCACGGCGTCACCGTCCCTGGCACGAGCGCGCCAGCCATCCCCGGACGCACCCTCTATCTCGACTGGGAAGACGACGAAGGCACCCATAACAGCCGCTTCCACGCAATCCTGAACGGCGTCGGACGCAAGGCACCGCCTCTCCCCGTGAAGCATGTGAGGATGCACGGCGCACTCACGGATTCCGCCGACAAGATCATCCGCCTCTGCCGGTCAGACAAGCCCGCAATGGTCGTGGTCGACTCAATAGGCTCCGCCGTCGTCGGACGCATCAACGAACCCGAATACGTCTTGCCCATGATGGACGTCTGCCGCTCAATGCGAACAACCGTGCTCTTGCTCGGCCACCTCGCCAAGCACGAGTCAGACGGCAAGCTCATCGGAACCGTGTTTTGGTTCACCATACCGCGGCTTGCATGGCATCTCGCAAAGGCCCAGGACGAGGGCGAATCAGAGTCTCGTTTGGTACTGAATCACAAGAAAACGAACAACAACATGATGTTCCGCCCGATGGGGTTTCGGGTGGAGTTTGAAAACGACGGCGACATGATGCGCTCCGTGCGGTATTACTCGACTGATATCAAGGACGACCCCGCACTCGCAAAGTTTGCCACCACCGCGGACAAGATCACACAGTTCCTGCTCGAAAACGACAGGCAACAAGTCTCTGCGATTGTCGAGGGAACCGGGCTCCCCCTTGAGACAGTCCGGTCCGCCCTCAAGCGCGGCACAGGTCGGCGGTTCGTCATGTTCGGCAGCGGGCGCATGGCTCAATGGGCGGCGCAACGTCAAGAAACCCTATCGGGTGCATCGGGTGCATCCCATCAGGTGCATGCACCGGGTGATCGGGTGCATAACGGCCCCCTTACAGGGGGGGGCTTCGTTGCACCCGTCAAGGTTTCGGGTTCAAAGGATTCAGGGGTGTTTGGCGCACCCGATCTTGAAGACGCCTTAGATGCTGTGTATGGCCCCGACCCAAACGATGAGGACCACCGATGACTGACAACACAACGACCGTCAAGCCCGCCACGACCCCCCAGGAACTCGCGGCCCT